TGCATCTGCAGTATCAGGTGAAATACAATACACACGTAGACCTTTAGCATTAGCTAGTGCTACAGGCACAAGTGTTACTACTTCTAATTACTTTAGTGAGTTTTGTTATAATGCATTATTTTCTGCATGTATGGTAGAAGCAAATTATTTTATAAAAGATTTTAATACACTAGCAAACTGGGAAGCTAAATATAAAAATTCTATAGATGGTTTACGTAATCAGTCTAGAAGAATGAGACAAGATGATATGGAAGTAGCAGCTAGTCCTGCAGGTGGTCCTAATCCAATTTTAAAAGGAGCTGATTAATGGCTATTAGTAGAGTTAATGTAGTGCAGCAAATAACAAAAGTTAATAATAAAAAGAAAAATAAAAAAAAGAAAGGAAAAAGAAAATGCAAATAAAAACATCAACATTGATAGTAGGAGCAAATGCAAGAACTATAAATAATTCTACAGGTCATGATACAAGTGGTAAACCTACTGGTCAAGGTTATGGTGCAGCTAGAAAAGGACCTGGAGTAAGAGGACCTATAGAAGCTCAAGTTAAAGAAGAAACTAATAAACAAGGAGAAATATAATGCCATTACCATTAGTAGCTATTGGAGGAATAACAATAGCGAGAACTTTAGCAACAAGATTAGGTCCAAGAGCTATATCAGCTTTACGTAAAATGGATAAAACTAAAGCCAAAAATTTAATTAATAAAGCTAAAAATGCTTTTAAAAGTAAAGATACTAAAAGAATTGATAATGTAAAAAATCAAATAGATAAAAACAGAAAAGTATTAAAAAAAGAAACAGATATTCAAAAAAAATATGTTGAAGCAGGTGATGTTAAAAAAATAAAAAATTTAAAAGGTAAAGAAACTAAATTACAAAAAGAAAAAAATATTTTAGAAAATAAAAAATTAGCTAAAAAAGAAAATATAAAAAAGAAAGTAACATCTACTGTAGACCTTGCATCAAGAGCTTCTCTTCTTCCTTTAATTAAAAGACGTAAAAAAGAAGATAAGGAAGATAAGCCTGTAGATAAAAATAAATCTGAAAGTAAAATAGCACCACCAACTACATCTAAAACTGTAACTGTTAAAAAAGGTGATACTCTTTCTGATATAGCAAAACGAACAAAAAATTTAACAATAGGAGATTTATTAGAACTTAATACTAATATTAAAAATCCTAATCAAATTAAAATAGGACAAAAAATTAATATTAATAAACCAAAAGAAGAAAAAAGAAAATCTGTATATGAAGGTTTTAATAAAAAACAAATGGAAGCTTTAGATGCTGATGCTAAAGGAGAACTTTCTAAGTTAGGTATAAAAGAAATTACTAGTGATTCTTATATTCCACCTCAAAAGAAAAAAAGAGGTGGACCATTACAAAATATACCTGCAGGAAATAAAGGACTACCTAATTTACCAACACCTGTTAGAAATAAAATGGGTTTTAAAAAAAGAGGTGGTAAAGTAATTAAAAGAGCTGTAGGTGGTGGAGTTGCACTTAGAGGTTTAGGAGCTGTTCGTAAAGTATAATGCCTAAAGAAAAGAAAAAGAAAAGAAAAATTAAAGGGACAGGCATGAAAGGTATGACTATTGGTGGTGGTGATAAAAGACCTACCAAGTCAGGTGCAGGATTAACAGCTAAAGGTGTAGCTAAGTATAGAAGAAATAATCCTGGTAGTAAATTAAAAACTGCTGTAACTGAAAAAAAACCTACAGGTAAAAGAGCTTCAAGAAGAAAAAGTTATTGTGCTAGGTCTGCAGGACAAATGAAAAAGTTTCCTAAAGCAGCTAAGAATCCTAACTCAAGATTAAGACAAGCAAGACGTAGATGGAGGTGTTAACTGTCATATTTAATAAGTAATATTCCTCATTTTAAATGTTGGGTAAGAAAAGAATTTACAAACAATCATTTAGATTATCATGGTGAATATTTACATGGACTAGCGATAGCAGTCAATACAATACCAGATAGATGTTTAAGTTTTCAAGTAGTGTTTACTGGTATAGATGAAGAAGAAAATATACATGGTGGTGCAATGTGGGCAAGGATGCCAATAACAAGTTTAGTGGCAGACGAAGTTTTAGAAGAGATGCCAGAAAGAATGGATACACATTTAGCACAACCTTGGGATTGTTCCTCAAGAGGACATTCTATAATAGTAATGGATAGAGTAAGCTCAAGTCCTTGGATGTGTAAAATAGGTGGTGAGTTTTTTAAAGGAAGATATATGTTTACAGTTGATTACACAGATAGTTATATTAGTGATGACCCTGCACAACATAAACAAAGTCACGTACTGCAATTAATAGATGCAGGTAAATTTACAGGTAATATCGT